GCGTATCGCCTGTCTGGAAGACGACAGCGAGCGTCAGGGCGAGGCTCTCGGTGGTCGCCGACTTCAGGCAGCCAGTGGCATTCGTGTCGGCGCCGACGACCCGGATCCGGTAGCCTGTGTTCGGGAACAGGTGCCCCGCCGGCGCGATGCTGACGGTCTTCCCGTCCGCAGAGAGCCCGACCTCCGCCTCCACCCGCTGGTTCAGCTTCAGGTTCGTTAGGACGATCGTGGCGGGGCTGACCGTCGCGGGATCCAGCGCGACGTCGAAGACCAGGCTGATCGACGTATTCTTCGCGACGGACGTCTGTCCGTTCGTCGGAGAGCTGGAGACGAAGGTCGGGGCGGGCATGCTAGATCAGGTTCCGGATGGCTTCCCTCTGCTCGGGCGTGCGCTCGGGCGTGATCTCCTTGATGATCGGGTGCCCGTCCTTGTCCACGGGGATCTTGACGATGCTGGACTCCTGGAGGTCCTCCGTGACGCCGGAGTGACCGCCGGTCCTGTCCATGACCTTCCCCATGAAGTTGAGGAACTCGGGCCGGCACCGCTTCTCGCTCTCGTGGGCGATCATGTAGCGGAGGGCCTCGGCCGGCGCCAGGCCGCCGAGGTGCTTCTGCCGGCTCGTGATCCGGAACACCAGGGGCTTGACGGCCTCGAGGTCGCCCGCGGAGTCGACCTCGTCGAAGACGGGGTCCATGATGGACCGGCGGGGCTGCGGGCGGATGTGCCCCTGTCCTAGGACGATGTCGCCGCGCTCGAGGGCGGCCTGGAGGTGCACCAGGTCCTTGTCCTTGATGTCGGGCGGGACCTGGCCGGTGGGGTTGGCGTACGTGAGGAGCAGCTCGCCCCCGGACGTCGCCAGGAGCTTCCGCCGTTCCAGGTTGAGGGACACGTAGACGCCGGGGGCGATGGCGCCACCGCTGCCGCCCTTGCGCTCGCCGCCCATGAACGTGACGGGTTCGATCGGCATTCGGGTCTCCTAACCAACGAGGGCCGCGGGGAGTGTACCCCGCGGCCCTCCGAACCGCTAGGCGGCTGGCCGCCGGCGGGCTAGAGCGAGAACGAGACGCCCGTCGGGGGCGGGCCCGTGAAGCTCATGGAGACGCGGTCGTCGATGTCGTAGGACTTCGCGACGATCACGTTCTTGGCCCAGCGGATCGCACGGCCCTCGTTGAGGACGTTGACCGCGTACCGCTCGCGGATCTTGATCTGCTCGATGTCGCGCTCGGGGTCCGACCACTGGGTCGTGGTGGGCTCCTCGGCGACGGTGAGCACGCCCACCTCGCGGGTGTCGATCAGGCCGATGTCGGTCGTGTTGTTCGTGGGGTCGTACGGGATGTACGGCGACACGATGAGCCGCAGCGGGTACGGGAAGAGCTCCGGCACGTTGGCCATGGTCGTGGCGATCTGCTGGGGATCGTCGACCTTGGTCGAGCCGTTCATCCCGCTCATCCACGCCCGGATCGCCGCGACCTCGCCCTGGACCTTCTGCCAGAGCCGCGCCGGGCCCTGCTCGTAGGCCCAGTTCCGCATGGTCGGGTCCATCGCGAAGATCGACCAGGCCATCGGGTTGATGAGGATCGCGTCGGGGCGGAAGCCGTCGTTCACGGCCGCCGCGTACATGTCGTGGAGGTCCTTCAGCGCGAAGGTCCCGTTGAACAGGAGGTTGATGTCCCGCCCGCTCGTGATCGTCCCGCCGGAGTTGTTGAACAGCGTGCTGCCGGACGCGAGGATCGCGTTCGACATCTTCTGCTCCTTCCAGCGGGCGAGGGCGGCGCCGGCAGCGCGCATGTGCATCGCCATGACGTCGATGAGGCTCCAGCGGAGCATCTCCTCCGTCAGGCGGACCTTCACGCCGCACTTGCCGATGTTCGCCACGACCGTGCTGGCGAACTCGAACGTCCCCTCGTTGTACCGATCGCCCTCGCCGACGTCGAGGTCACCGAAGTTCGAGGCCGAGATGGCCGGGAACTCGATGCGCGTCATCGGGTTCTCCATGCGGACCTTCTGGAACAGCTGTCCCAGAACCTGCACGGGCTCCATCGGCTCGCGCACGATCGTGGAGATCACGCGCGGGAGGAGGACCGGCTGGTCCCACATGAAGGCGCCGTCGGACGCGACGTAGTCGTCGCGCTTCATCTTCCCCGACTTCGCGTCGGAGAGGCGCTCGACGTCGCGCTCGATCATGTCCTTGAGGGTGATGCGGACGCCCGGGTTCTCCGGCGTGTAGCCGTTGTTCCGGAACGCCGCGAGCATCGTGCGGAACTTCTGGTCGATGGGCCGCAGGGCCCGACCGGAGAGACCGCGCTTGGCGAGCTCCTCGTTGACGCGGCTGGAGACCGCGTCCTCGAGGCGCGACTCGACCTGCTCGCCCAGCTTGGTGGCCAGGCGAACGAGGACCTTGCGCTCGGCCTCGTCCTTGACGTCGGAGACCACGCCCTCGACGAGTTCGTCCTTGAGAGTCTTGCTGCTCATGGCTTGTTCTGTGCCTTTCGTGGGTGTGGAGACCGACTAGAAGCCGATCTGGATGTCGAGGGCCCAGTAGTGGCCCGACGCGTCCGCCCTCGCGAACGTCAGGTCGGACGGGACGCCGCCGGTGCCCGACCCCTGGAGGTACAGGCCCGGAACCGTCTGGATGCGCTTCAGGATGTGGTAGTCCTGGTCCTGGTTGAGCGTGCTCGCGTCGAGCAGGCCGCTCTGGATGTCGCTCATCAGGAGCGCGCCGGACGACGGGGTCGTCTGGCTGACGATCTTGTGGCGCTCGAGGCAGCGCCCGATGATGAACGGGATCTGCGAGCAGTCCCCGTCGGTCGGGTCGAACTTCGCGAGCCGGCCCGGGTAGGACGTCGTCGGGGCCGAGATCGGGTCCCAGTCCCCCGAGCCCGCGGACACCATGACGAGGTCGCCGGGGTAGATCAGGAGCTCCTCGCTCGTGACCGCCGGCATCCGGAAGACCTTGCCCGCGACCAGCAGGTTGATCTTCGTCTGCTGCTCGAGGTTGCGGTGCTTGCGGAAGAAGGCCCGGGAGATCACGGGCTCCTGGACGATGCCGATCGGCGGCACGGTGGCGATCGTGACGGTCGACTTGCCGGTCGACGCGACGATCGTCTCGCCGCCGGTCTCGTCGAGGTCGTACGTCCCGCCGTACTCGTCCGTGGCGAGGTCCCACGAACCGTAGTTCACCTTGTAGGACGTGCCCTGGAAGGCGGGGACGAGGACGTTCGGGGACTGCGCGCGGTGGGCCGCGGCGATCCCGGTGTGGTCACGGGCGTTGAGCACGCCCACGACGGTGCCGGGGAGCAGGACGTAGGGGACCTGCTTGTTGTAGTCCTTCGCGATGACCGGAAGGAACCACGCCGGCTGCGCCTTGGAGAGAGAGGCGACCGTGTCTTCGAGGCTCGTGTTCTTGATGAACCGCCCCGCGCTACGGAAGACCTTCCCGCCCGGCGTCTGGAACGCGGTCTGGGTGATGGCCATGAGAGATCAGACTCCTGCGAGTGGTTGGGGAACTGTGTGACGACCGTTGCCGAGGCCGGCTAGACGAGGTCCTTGCCGGACACGGTCTTCTTCTCGGTGGCGCTCTTCTTGCTCGCGTCGTCCTCGAGCTTCCGCTTGAGGTCCTGACCCGAGCCGTCGCGCGCCGGCTGCGTCCCGTCCTGGATGAAGCCACCGAGGCCCTTGAGCTTCGGCAGCTTGGCGACCACCGGGCCCAGCGCGTCCGCGATCGAGTCGCTGATGGAGTCGGGGGTCCGCTTCATCAGCTCCGTCGCGTACGAGTTGAGGCCGTCGGCGGTGTCGAGGTCGAACCCGCTCGGCTTCTCGCCCGTCAGGGCGCGAAGCATGGCGAGCCGCTGGCAGCGCTCCTTGTGGAGGGCCGTCTCGGAGTCCGTCAGCTTCTTCTGCACGGCCTCGCGTTCGGCCTTCGTGGAGTCCAGCTCGGACTGGAGCGACTTGACGCGGTCCTTCTCCTCCGTCACCTGGTCGGTGAGGAGCTTCAGGGTCTTGTCCTTGTCGTCCAGCTTCGTGTCGGGGGTCCCCGCCGGTTCCGTGCCGGGCTTGCCGCTGCCGGAGGGCGACGGGGGCGTCGTCATCTGTGCCATGGTGTCCTTCGTCTCCGTGTGGTTGCCGGCATCTCGGCTGACGAAACGGAAGGCCGACGCCCGATCCGACACGGCCTTCAGTACCGCTGCCTTCTGCGCAGCAGTGCCCTTGAGCCGGGGAGCGATGCGTCGAGCGGCATCCGCATGCGTCAGGTCCGGAACGGGGATGGTCCGACCGGGTCCGCAGAATGCGTTCGACTTGAGAAGCTTGCGCCGTGACGGGCTGATGTCGGCGTCCCTGAGGGAGTCGAACTGGGCCGCGAGGTCCAGACACTCCTCGATGGAGGGGACTGTGTGAGCATCCCGCGCGATCGACACCTCCACGGTGTGGAGGTGGTTCTCTCCGCAGGATGCGTCCCTGGTCTCACCCGAGAACACGTCGGCGTTCAGGTCGTCTACGGGGAACTCGATCGGGTGCGAGTGGAACTCGCACTCGACGTTCTTCTTCGTGGGGAACGTGTTGTCCGTCCACCCTCGGACGACCCGGGCAGCCAGGTCGATCGTCAGGAAGACGGAGTGCTGGTGACCACCCGCATCGCCGGTGAGACCGGAGATGTAGGCGATCGACGCGCCCTTCACGACGCAGACGTCCTTCAAGTCGCCGGTCTCGAGCAGACCGCGCTTCACCAACCCGCTCACGATGTGGGCGAGAGCCCACTCGTCGTCATCCAGCTCCCTTCGGTCCTCGTCCTTGACCTGGCCCTTGGAGCCGTCCAGGTCCGGAACGACGAACTTCTTCGGAAGCTCGACGTTACCCTTCCCACGGGCAGGAATGGTATCCGACTCACCGTCCTTGACGGTGAGCAGGGTGGCATTCCCAGCCATGTCCGCGACGGCGAGCATGACGCCGTCGCTGATCTTCGTCAGCCCCAGGCCCAGCGTGTACTTCGAGTCGAGCATCTCTTGGTCGACCTGCGAGTCGCTGAGCGCCGCCTTCACGTCCTCGACGAACCGCACCTCGTCACCCACCGCCCAGGGCTGCGCGGGGTGGTTGACGACCGAGCACTCCTTGTTGAACTGCATCCCCGTGACGAGGTAGCACTCCCGCTCCTCGCCGTCCCTCGTCTCGTACGCCTTGCCGATCTGGTGGTCGCAGTCCCCGTCGACGAGGTTCGTGCCGCAGATCGAGCAGAGGATGTGGGGCGACCGGAAGGACGTGGAGAACGTCTTGTAGCGGCCGTCCAGGAACTTCTCCTGGGCGTCCGCGTCCGTGATCGCCATCTGGAGGCGCGTGTAGCCCGAGCCCTTCTCGTACCCGCGGGCCGGCTTGCGCCAGTCGTTGAACCAGTCGTCCCCGCTCCAGAGGCGCTGGTAGGCCGCCTTCACGACGCGCCCGATCGCGGGCACCTTGGCGTCGTGGAACAGCAGGACGGGCGCGTTGCACGGCGCCACGCCCCCGTGGTCCTTGTCGCACCAGGTCTCGACGCCCTGCTTCATGTGCGTGCCGGGATAGGTCCGGCCGTTGAGCAGGTAGCCGCTGTACGTCGCATTCGACCCCACGAGAAGGACCTTGCCACCGTCCTTCATCGCATCGTGGAAGAAGTCGAGCGCGTCCTTCTTCAGGCGAGGGGCCTGGAAGTCCACGTAGTCGACGCACGTGAGCATGCGAGGTGCGCTCATGCCTCATCTCCGTTGGAGACGAACGTCTTGTGGAGCGCGGAAGCCTGGAGCCGCGGGGCGAGCGAGCACGATGCGATCGCTTCGTCGTTCATCGACTTCAACTGGAGCGACCCTTCGGGGAAGTTCATTTCCTGTGTGCCAGCTGCCTTGTGCGCCTGGAGGTATCCGAGGATCCTCGCAGCCCTGACGACCTTGCCTACCTTCGTGTCGAGAAGCACTCCGGTGGAGGAGAACGCAGGAACCACCGAGCCGGAGACGAAGTCTACCCTAGGAAGACCGGTCTTGGGCTCGATGTTCGCCTGTACCATACAGGTGCTGTTCAACTGCTGCAAGTCCTTCTGCCTGAAGGAGAGCAGCAGCGATCGAACCTGGTGAAGATCACTGACCTCGAGATCGCCGTTCTTCAGCTCGGCCTTCGCGACCTCGACGCCCTCTCGCCACTGCCGAATGGCCTCGTCCTCCACCAGGGCCGAGATCCTTCGGGCCGCCTGCGTGAACGCGGTCCGAACGTCCTTCGACACCTTGCGGTCGGCTAGGGAGACGACAGCCTGCGAGCAGCGGAACCAGGCAGCCCGGATCTCGCCGTCGTTGGCCGGTAGCCGCGGCGCCGTGGCGGCCTTCCCATGCTGGTTCTCGGGCTGCGCGAGGTTGGAGACGCCGGCGTCCGTGGTCCCCGTCTTGGCGGCCGTCACGGCCTTCGCCTTGGCCTCGGCCTTGGCCAGCGGGATCAGGTGCTCGTTCAGGTAGAGGTTGGCCTCCTCCTCGGGGGTCAGCTCGTCCCGGTTGAGGTACTCCCGGCGGGCCTCCGCCCTGGTGATGAGCCCCTGGACGTAGAGCTGCATCCCGTGGTTCTGGTGGGCACGCAGCTCCTCGGAGTCGATCGGCGGGAAGACCATCTGGACCCGCGTCTCGTCCGTCAGGTCGTAGCCGCCCTCCATCACCAGCTGGTCGAGCAGGCGGTAGGTGAGGAACGAGGCGAGCCGCTGCTGCATCTGCGTGCAGCTGTCCACGAGGATCTGGGAGAGGACCGTCGCCGTGCCGCGGTTCGCCGTATCGCCACGGCCCAGGTCCATGAGGGACAGGCGCAGGCCGGCGATCACGCGCAGCTCGTAGTGGTCGATGAAGGGCGCGATGTCGACGGGCTGCCCGTCCAGGCCGATCAGCTTCACCTCGTGGCGCTCGGAGGTGACGATGTAGCCCTCCTGCGCCAGCTTCGAGGCGTACTCGTCCGCGACGTCGACCTCGGCGACGGGGACGCCGTTGATCATCACCTTGCCAGCAGGGACCTTCTCCGACCCGACCCGCCAGTGCATCAGCGGGAACGCGTACTTGTGGCACACGTGCTCGCCGACCATCTCCAGCTTGCGCAGTGCGCGGATGTCCTCGAGCGCCGGAATCACGAACGGCGTGCCCCAGATGTCGCCGGACTTCTTCCGCATCGTGATGTGCATCACGTCGTGGTGGGACCACTGCCGCTCCTGCTCGCCGACCCGCTGGACGTAGCCGGAGGGGCGTCCGGACTTCGTCTGCTTGATCCTCACGGACGAGGGATCGGGGATCGAGACGGACGCGATCGGGGCGCGCTCCTTCCCCCACATCTTCGTCCAGCGGCCCGAGGAACGCTCCTCGTCCCGGTAGAACACCATGAAGGCGTTCGATGTCGTGACGAGGTTGTGGGCCAGCTCCGTGATGATGTCGTCGAAGGGCTGCTCCGACATCATCTCGATCTCGCGGACGCGCCGGCGGACCCAAGCGGCGACCTCCGGCGACTGGCTGCGGAACTCGTAGCCCTTCTTCATGATCAGCTCGACGTGGCGGTCGACGCTGACGGCGAAGTACGGCTCGATGTCGAGGAGCTTGATGACCTCGACCAGGTCGTACGTCGACTTGCGCTCGATGGTGTCGGAGTCGAACCCCATCGAGCGGGTGATCTGCAAGCCGCCCGAGTTCCCCCAGAGCTTGAGGTCGCGGTAGCCGGGACGGCGCCGCGTCTTGACCGCCGACTCGACGGTCTTGGGCGGCGGACCCTCCTGCTGGATGGACAGCTTGAGGTCCTGGATGTCCTTGCGGATCAGGGCGAGAGCGGAAGGAGCCTTAGGCATTCGACCTCGCTTGCACCGACTGGATCAACTCGTCGGGGAGGATGCCGCGGCAGATCTCGCGGAAGTTCTTCCCGGAAGCCTCGACGTTGCTCGTGGTGATCTTGGTTCCCACAGGAGGAATGGGCTTCTGGCCGGGCTCCCGCCGTACGGGGTTCGGATTGTTGAAGAACTTCTCTACCACTTCCGGCGGCAGGATCAACGGTCTGGGCACTCCGGACCAGACTTCCGGGTTCTCTCCCGGGTTGGGCGGCGGCTCCTGGGCATCGTCCCCGGGAGCCCCGTAGGGCGCGCAGCGCTCGACGGCGCTCAGGACGCCCTCGATGATCGACAGCAGGGTGTCGACCCTTCTGAGGTCGAGCAGGGACCCCCACCGGACGTAGATCCGGTCGTGGAAGTTGAAGGTCCGGCTCATGAACTGCTGGAGCTCCTGCGTGATCCGGTCGCGGACCATGGCGACGGCGCTCAGGGCGTTCGACAGCAGGTCCTCGATCAGCGGGCAGGCGAACAGGAGATCCCAGTCCACGTCGCTGGTCTCGCCGACCCACGCCAGGACGTCCCTCGCGAACCTGTCGAAGTAGTACGTGATGTGGGCGAGGACCTGGTGCTGGATCTGGTCGAGGGCGAAGTCCAGGAGCGAGAACGGGTCGGCGACGTTGATCCCGTTCGTGAGGACGTTCCTGGCCACGCGGACCACGTGCGCGATCCGGCGGAGGCGTGCTGCGTCCTCCTTCCCGAGGAAGCGCCCGATGCAGCACAGCACGTCCTCGGCGAAGTGCACCGTCGATACGCCGGCGATCGACGAGAGCGTCCGGTCCACCCCCTTGAGCTCGTTGAGGAAGGCGAAGAAGTGCTCCGTCGACATCAGGGTCCCTGTGACCCCGAGCGGGAGCGTCATCGTCTGGACGGGGACTCGAGGGGAGGGGAGCGGCGAGGTGAAGACCGACTCCGAGGAGTAGTCGAGGAGGGTGGAGTACTCCTTGGAGTACTGGTGCGACCTCAGGTAGACGACCGTCGCCCTCTCGCGCGTGTGCAGCACGTCGCGGTAGGCGAGCCACTCTATGTAGCCTTCGGGGTGGCGGGCGATGTACTCATCGCAGTACGAGATGATGAGCTCGGGATCCGCGGCGCCGACGATCTCATTCACCTCGCGGTGCAGGTCCGTCTGGATCAGCTTCCTGGCCCGGTTGATGATGTCGACCGGCGGAACGCCCAGGCTGTCGGCGGGCTGCTGCACGGCATAGAGGACGTGCTGCTCCTGGAGGCCGAGGACCAGCATCATCGCGGCGATCGAGATCGCGTTGCGCAGCTGGATGGGGCCGATCTCGGTTCCCGGCGGCTCCTTGGCAGCCGTGCACTCCTGGTGCTCGACGCAGGAGAACTGCCCCTGGAGCTGGGAGAAGATCATCCACAGGAGGAAGGGCTCCATCTGGAGGATGAAGTCCTGCCACGGCGAGAGGCCCTTCCCGCCGTTCTTCATGTACCGCCGGATCACGTTGGCGTCCGCCAGCGTGTTCCCGGTCAGCTCGCCCGCGATCTCGTGGGTGATCTTGCGCGCCGTCTTCAGGCGGTAGTCGATCAGGTCCTTGTAGAGGCTGAAGGGGATCGACATCCCGTCCGTGCCCTGGAGCCGCCGGCGCACGGCGTTCTGGACCGCGACAGCGTTGCGGTCCACGGGGATCGACATCTTCGAGACGATAGGCTCGAGCGAACGGATCAGGGCCGTGGCCCGGTTGATCTGGAACGCGAACCCGTCGAAGATCCCCTTGACGTCCTCCGGCGTGACCTTCTGGATGGCGGCGATCTGCTCCTGCCGCTCCGCAGCCGGGACCTCTTCCAGCGACCGCTTCGGTCGGGGCTCCTTCGGGCCCTTGTAGAAGGGGTCGACGCTCAAGGAATGGTCCTCCCGGGCAGGTTCGACCAGCTCGGCCTGCTACGACGCGCGGGCAACCCTACATCGGACGGGGCGTAGGCGCCAGCAGTAGACCTCGTGTCCGTCGTTCGGTTGGGCAGGGTGCGCTCGTAGAGCGACAGCTCCTTGGCCTTGGCGGTCTCGCCCTCCTCGAGCTTCTTCTCGGGCTCGGTGGAGGACTTCACCCCGAAGGGCTCCTTGTGGACCTTGAGGGTCGTGTCGGGCGTGAACTCGTTGATCTCGGTGAAGTTCTCCGCCATGCCCAGCACGGCGAAGCAGAGGGCCATAAGCGTGTGCTCGTAGCCCTGCGTGTACCGGGGCTGGCCCGTCGGGGAGTACTTCTCGACCCGGAAGGCCCGCATCTGCTGGACGAGGCCGATGTTGAGGAAGGGGATCTCCTCCTCGACGAGCGTCGACTCCGTGTCCTCTTCCTCGGGGAAGAAGATCACGTTCGCCGAGACCCAGGCGGAGAGGAGGTCGACCATGAAGGGCTTGGCGGCCTTCGTGATCTCCATCGCGGGGTTGCGAGGATCCCGGATGACGATGTTCTGGTTGCCGTGGATCGCCTTGAGCTTGCGGGCGAAGTCCAGCTTGAGCTCGGGGTGCTCGAGGTCCTGGCGCCAGAGGTTCTCGACCTGCATGTCGCCGTACCCCTGGTCGACGTAGACGAAGTCCACGTTCCAGGCCATCGCCATCCGGATGACCTCTTCGACGCCGGCGTGCTGCTGGAACTCGGCCTTGCGGATGATCTTCTTGTCGACCACCTTGTAGAAGACGCCCTTCTCGGTGTGGCCGCGCTCGAGCACGATGAGGTGTGTGCCCGTGTACTTGTTCCAGTCGACCCCGAGGACGTACTTCCACTCGGGGTTGCGCTTGTAGCGCGTCTCCTCGTAGGTGTACTTGCGCAGGCACCGGTCGAGGTCCTGCTGGCGGAACACGCCCGAGGTCGGGGTGCCGAACTCGGCATAGAACTCACGCTCGTAGCCGCCGGCCGAGTAGACGGCCTTCATCATGCGCTCGGTGTCGGAGTCCCAGCGCGGGCTCTCTGCCGAGATGTAGTGGAACTCCTTGTAGGAGAGCTCCTTGCTGTGGCACATCGTCCACATCTTCGAGCGCGCACCCGTCGGCGTGCTCGTCATCCACACGAACGTGTCCTTCTGCGAAGCCTGCGAGGCGAGGACCGTCTCGATGTCGTCGTCCGACATGTAGTCGATCTCATCGAAGTAGATCCCGTCGGCGCCCTGACCGCGGACCTTGTCCGACTTCGCGCCCGTCTTGCGGCCGGCGGAGAAGCCGCGGATGATCGAGCCGTTGTTGAGCTCGATCTCCCACGGCGACTTCGCGTGGCGCTTGTACGACCTGCGCAGCGCGTCCGACCGGTTGAGCATCACGAGGAGCTCGTCGAAGATGCGCTTCACCTGCGCCTCGTAGGGGCAGATGATCAGGATCTCGAATCGGTCCTTCTGCTTCCCGTCCTTCGTGAAGGCCCGCCAGAGGATCTCCATCTCCATGGAGTACGACTTGCCGACGCGTCGCCCGGCCCTGGCCACCTTGTACTGGCTCGAGCAGCGGAGCATCTCCGCCTGGTACCAGTCCGGGACGATGCCCAGCTCGAGCTCGGCCCACTTGACTGGGTCGTAGGTCAGCCTGAAGCGAGCGCGCCCCTCGTCCGTGTCCTCGACGAGTCCGTTGGCGACGTACTCGTCCATCATCTCTTCGGTGATCGTCTGGATCCGCAGGGAACGATCGCCGGAGCACTTGATGGGCCATCCGCGCTCGGGGAAGTCGGCGGGGTCGTAGAACTTCTTCTCCGCGAGCGTCCGGTAGTACGAGACGCAGCGGTTGCAGAAGTGGCCCTCCGGAGGGAAGACCTTGTCCGGCTTGAGCGGGGAGTCCGCCTTGATGCGGGTCCCGAACGGCTGGTACTGCCTCCCGGCGTAGTCCAGCTCGGGCAGATACTCGCCTCCCGACGTGGTCCTCTCGAGGTCACGCGGATCGGAGAACGCGGTGTAGGGGACGACGCCTTCGGTCATGCGAGGTGGAGCATCGCTGCCTCGTTGCCCATCGCGGCACGGGTCGAGAGCTGGGTGTTGTGGATGGCCTGGATCGACCGCATGCGCTGCGTCTGGGCAGCGCGCGTGTCGAAGGACAGGCCGCCGGTCTCGAGCTGCCTGGAGCGCGCCGGCCTGGAGGGACGCTCGTAGTTCGTGATCGCGTCCACAACCGACCTTGCGATGCCCAGGCCGAGGTCGACCATCGTGTACGCGAACATGAACCGGGAGAGGCCGGAGGCCGCCCGGGCGAACGAGATCCTGCTGGCGGCCCGAGCCCCGAACCGCTCGACCATCGCCTCGCGCATCGCCATGTCGCGTGCGTACGTCGCGCTTCCCCACTTCTTGAACCCGGGCGCCTTCGCGCCGATGTCCTTTGCGCTCATCTTCATGAGCGACGCGCGCACCCCGTGCTCGTTGTACTCGAACCCGTGGCTGGAGACGAGGGCCCTCAGGTTGTCCACCTGGCCCGGGCTCATCATCTTCGCCAGCTTGCCCATGTTCAGGGCGGGGTTGACGACGAGGAAGTTCGCCGCGAGATCCGCCCCGATGACGAAGGGGTTGGCGAAGATGCTGCTCAGGTTGGGGGCCCAGGAGCTCGGCGGGTTCCCCAGCCCGAGGGGCATGTTCCCCCTCAGCCCGTTGTAGTCCTGCCCGATGAAGTCGAGGGGGCCTTCCATGGTCTAGCTCTTCTTGTAGTAGAAAGTCAGCGCGTGCGCGATGACCTGCCCCTCAGGGTTTGGCTTCGTGCACTTCAGCTCCGTCGTCCCGTTCTGGAACGACTTCGCCTTGAGCGGCGACTTGCAGTACGGGCAGTTCGTAGGGAGAGGAACTTCCTGAGGTCCCGCTTCTCGGCTTTCTGACGTTTCCGTGACCATAGGACTCCTCTCTTGACCAGGATCCCGCGCAGCATCGTCGCGAACTGGCTCTCGCGCTCGGTGATGTGTTCGTGGTGGACGGTGCAGAGCGTGATCCCGTTGTTGATGTCGAACCTGGATTCCGGATGTCTTGCCCACGTCAGGATGTGGTGGGCCTCGATCCGCCGGAACGGGAAGGACTTCGTGCCGAGCCTGCATCCAGGCCATTGGCACAGCCACCCGTCCCGGCGGTAGACCAGCTTGCGCCAGACGCGCCGGGCCGCTGGCTCCCGGCGCGCGTACCTCCGGCGCATCAGCAGGAGGGACGGGGGCGCTTCTTCTTCTTGGCCAAGGGAACCTCCTAGGGCATGACCCTGTGGTGGTTGGAGTGGAGCATGAGGGTGAGTGCAGGTCCGTAGTTCGAGGCGCCACCACGACGCATGGCGTGGATGCCCGCGCCGTAGTTCATGGGGTTGTAACCCATGCTGGAACGGATCCAGTTCTTCTGGGTGCTTCGCTGCTGCGCTTCGTTCCGGTGGTAGAGGAATCCACCGATCCCGCCGGCCAGCATCATGGTCGACATGATCGGAGCGTCGAACTCCTTGTTGATCAGGCCGGCGGACTGCATGAAGTTCCTGCCGAACTTCACCTTGGGGTGGAGCGCCGTCCCCATGGACGAGGCGCCGACCCTGTCAGCGAGACCGCTGAAGGCGCGGCCTACGAGAGGAAGGTCTCCGCCGAGGCGGCCCGCCATCCCAAGCCCAGCCCGCACGGCTCCAGGGGCGCCGATGACCGCTCGAACCGGCGTGTAGGCGACGGCTCGAGCGCCCATCGCCATCCCCTTGAATGCGTAGTTCGTCAGGGAGCCCTGCTTCCAGAACGGCCCAAGGCCCTTCGCGGCCTTCTCGTAGGTGTTGTAGAAGTGCATCGGGTTGCCGGTCATCCGACCGGCAGCGCTCAGCGCGGAACCCACGGCGCCACGGGCGAGCGAGCGGTAGCCGCCGAAGCGGAGCCCGAAGCTGACGGCGCGGAGCCCGAACTGGCTCGCGCCGCTG